TTACAAAACCTGTAAAATTTTGGAATGGATCGGCATGGGTAACAACCACGTATTAAAACATAACTGTGAACTAGTTATACTAAAGAACTTATACTGATTATATATGGGATTAAAAGAATACATTAAATTAGGCGCTAAATTAGTCAGACAATCAACAACCACACAAACTGATATTATTGGTTCGGGGTCTGTGGAGTTGGGGTCTGCTTATGCATTGCTTAATATTCAAACAAATTTCCCATGCAGAGTTCGATTATATGATACGTTAGATAGTCTCAATAATTCGGGTGAACAAAGTAGAAATTTTGGTAATACAAATATTTCAAGCTCAGTGGCATTGATTGGTGATTTTACAATGAGCGTCGGTACCTATACGATTGATCCTGTGATGTACGGGGTAGTAACTCCTGCTAATACAAAACTGACCTATTATCGGGTAGATAATACGGGGTCGGGGCAATATCCAAATCTAACATTCAACACATATTTGTTGGAAGATTCAGTAATAAGTACGAGTAATAGAATATCATTACCAAATATTACAGGAAATTTAAGTGTGGGACAAATACTTAGTGGGTCAATTGTTAATACTACAATTCCAAAGACCTACTTATTAGTAAGTGCGTCATTAAATGCAACGGCAACTGCGGCACGTGTACGATTGTATAGTACGCCTACTTCTATCAATGATGCAACCGAAAAAAATAGGTCATTTGTAACGGAATCGCAAATGAAATCGTTGATTGTTGATGCAATTATTACAGGAAGTGAAACAACATATTTTATTCCAAAAATTATTGGAGCAAATTTATCGGACATGGGCACAATATTAAGTTCATTAACAGTCCCGAAAGGAACAAATGAACTATACTATATATTTCAAAGTATGGCAACTGCCGGTGGAGCACAAAATATGACGGCATCAATTCACGTACTATCAGTAGAAAATTAACATGTTATCAGTGTATCCATTTGGTTCGGGGTCGTTATATACCGCATCCTATGCAGTGACCGCATCTTGCGCAATTTCGGCAAGTTTTATTAAATCGGTCGTATCCGCATCTACAGCAGGAATCGTATTATTCCCACAATCAGGGTCACGGGGAAAAAGTGTGTGTATAATAACGGCAGCGCAATATGAAATATTAAAAGCAGGAATAGGGGATGGGTATGTTGAAATTTGTAATTTTGATTAGAGTATTTATATGACGATTCGTTTTTTCCCGTTGGGTATACCATTTAGTAGTTCATATGCAGTGAGTGCAAGTTATGCAACTACTTTATTGGGTCCAACACCTGCATCTGCATCACTTGCACAATTTTCAATTACGTATGTGGGACCAACTGGTCCCGCAGCAAGAACAGTTTCTGCTTCGGGGATTGGGTTCGTATGAGTATATTTTTTCCATTTGGTATTCCATCTACTAGTTCCTATGCAGCAACAGCAAGTCGGGTAAATGCCATCGACAGTTCAAGCTTGATACCTGCCTATGCACTAACCGCATCATATGGGCAACCAGGTGTAGCGGGAATTGCATCCTCGTCGTGCCCAAGTGGATATACCGAAGTAAATTATACATTAATTGCAGCAAAAACACGCAATTATTTTTTGTGTTATGTACCCGCACCAACATCAACACCCACATCAACACCAACAGCAACACCAACGGCAACACCAACAGCAACACCAACAGCTACGCCAACACCAACATCAACACCAACAGCAACACCAACGGCAACGCCAACACGAACACCAACAAATACGCCAACACCAACTAATACACCGTTAGCGGCAACGCCAACTAATACGCCAACCAATACACCAACGCCGACAAATACACCAACAAATACTCCGCCAGGAGCAACACCAACCAATACGCCAACTAATACGCCAACCAATACCCCAACACGAACACCAACAAATACGCCATTAGCAGCAACACCAACAAATACGCCATTAGCAGCAACACCAACCAATACGCCAACACGGACACCAACTAATACACCGTTAGCGGCAACGCCAACTAATACACCGTTAGCGGCAACGCCAACTAATACACCAACTAATACGCCAACTCTATCAAATACACCGACAAATACGCCAACAAATACACCACAAAATACGCCAACAAATACGCCAACAAATACGCCACTAAATACGCCAACTAACACACCAACACCAACAAATACACCAACTAACACACCAACTAATACAATTCCACTTATTACATTATGTTGTACAGTGCAACCGGAATTGGGTGAGTTGGCACCGTGCTTTGAGGTATCAGCGTATCAAGGTGAAGCATGCGATAGTCCTCAATTTGGATATTCACAATGTCCACACGGTTGTTAATAGATTAAATATTAATCACTTCCACTAGTATAAAAGGTTATATAAATGAAAAATACAATTTTTATTCAAATTGCATCATATCGTGATCCACAATTAATTCCAACGATAAAGGATTGTTTAAGTAACGCAAAATATCCAAAAAATTTAATATTTGGAATTGCGTGGCAACATTCTGTTGACGATACGTGGGATTCACTAAAAGAATTTGCGGATGACCCTAGATTCAAAATATTAGATATCCCATTTACAGAATCTAAAGGGGCCTGTTGGGCACGAAATAAGATACAGCAGTTATATAATAATGAAAAATATACATTACAACTAGACTCCCACCATAGATTTATAAAAAACTGGGACGTAGAATGTATTACTATGGTAAAGCAACTTCAGCAAAAAGGATATGCCAAGCCTTTACTAACCAGTTATATATCATCATTTAATCCAGAAAATGACCCCGCTGGTAGAGAAGCAACGCCATGGAAAATGAATTTTGATAGATTCATTCCAGAAGGTGCGGTATTTTTTCTACCATCCAGTATTGACAACTACGCTGAATTGGACTGCCCAATTCCCGCAAGATTTTATTCTGCGCATTTTGCATTTACACTTGGTCAATTTGCAAACGAAGTTCAGCACGATCCTAAATATTATTTTCATGGAGAAGAAATATCAATTGCTGCACGAGCATATACTCATGGATATGACTTATTCCATCCACACAAAATTATAGCGTGGCATGAATATACACGAAAAGGAAGAACTAAGCAATGGGACGATGATCCAACGTGGGGTGAACTAAACAAAACATCACATTTACGAAATAGAACATTGTTTGGTATGGATGGCGAAGTTCAGAATATAGACTTTGGGAAATATGGATTCGGTACTATCAGAACATTGAATGAATATGAAAAATATGCCGGAATCTCATTTAAAAAACGAGCAGTTCAACAATATACACTTGATAATAAATTACCCCCAAATCCGCAGTATTCTGTAGAAGAGGAATACGAAAAGTCGTGGCTTACGATTTTTAAACATTGTATTGATATTGGATTTAACGAAGTGCCAGAAAATGATTACGATGTATGGGTAACAGCGTTTGAAGATATTGATGGAATGGAATTATATCGGAAAGATGTATCGGAAGATGAAATACAGCAATTAAAAACAAATAGTCAAGAATATATTAAAATTTGGAGAGAATTTAATACAATTAAAAAACCTTACAAATATATATTCTGGCCCCATTCAAAATCAAAAGGATGGATAAACCGTATGGAAAGGATATTACCAATATGATAGATCAATCAACTAATAAAATATTTGTAAATATAGCAAGTTACCGTGATCCATTACTTTCATATACAATTGAGTCGATTGTCAAAAATGCCAAGTACCCGGAAAATATTACGTTAGGTATTTGTTGGCAACGTGGCGATGAAGAAGTTGATAAACTTCCTTCATTTGGTGTAAATATGAAAGTAATAAAAGTTCCAGCAAAAGAATCAAAGGGAGCGTGTTGGGCAAGAAGTTTAGCGTTTGAACTACGCACAGATGAAAAATTTTTTTGGTTAATTGATTCACACATGTCTGTGATTAAGAATTGGGATGAAATTTTAATTGATCAATTTTATCAAACGAACGATAGTAAGGCACTGTTATCGTGTGCAGCATCTCAGTGGAACCCACCAGACGGTAACAATGAATGGGCGGGAGATTCTTCCAAGCGAGCAGTTCCTAGAGCAACGGAGTTTTATGGAAGTTTATTGTTGCAGATGTTTGATGTCAGAGATAATATAGAACAACCTGAATTAAATAGTTTTTTAACCGCATGTAATTTATTTGGGCCTAGTAAATGGATACGAGATGTTCCGTATGACCCAGATATGTTTTTTCTAGGTGAAGAAATTACCTTGGCGGTTCGATCTTTTACACATGGATATAATCATTATGCTACAAGACAAAATATGGCATATCATAAACATGACCGAGCATACAGAAAAGTTTATTCAGATGACAATTATCGAGAAATGGGTCATTTACAAAATATAAGTATTAAAAGAGTAGAAAGTCTTTTGATGCAAACAAATGAAATTCCAATGGGAATTTATGGAATTGGAAGTGAACGAACTATTGAACAATATGAAAAATATGCGGGGATAAATTTTAAAACCAAAGAGGTATCTGACCGAGCAAGAACCGGAAGACCAGATATTTCATATTTATGACAGTTAAATTATGTGCAGCAATCGTAGAAACACGTTTTTTCGAAGATATGGTAAGTACGTTTCAGAACCACGTACCACATCTACCAGAAAATACTGAATATTTTATATTCACTGATGATAAATATATCAACCAGTATTCTTCTTTATTACCGAATGTAAATGTATTACCTGTAACTTTGATGGATAATACTGTGCATGGATATAATATGTTATTAACGCACGAAGATGGACAATTTTTTTGGAAACATTTTACCAACTACGATAAAATTTTAATATTTCAAAGAGACAGTGGCCTCTTACGAAATGGGATTGAAGAATTTTATGAATATGATTTTGTTGGGGCACCGTTACCTACAAACCATCCAGTATATTATCCATTTTGTTGTAACGGTGGGTTATCACTAAGAACTCCAGAAATAATGTTAGAAGTACTTAACCGATTCAAATGGGAATATAATAAAGGCGAAGATGTTTTTTTCTGTGAGAAAATGCACGACTTCAATATTGGAAAATTGGCGCCTCGTGATGTCGCCTCACAGTTTAGTGTGGAAACAATTTTCCAACTAGGAACCTTGGGATATCACAAACCTCTGCAATACTTGTCAACAGAGCAGTTTCATCAAATTAAAACTCAATATAATACGTTATGAAAAAAATAATTAATTTAATAATATTGACCAAAAACAGGGATCTTCAAGCAAGAGCACTACTTGAAACGTTTTTTTACTTTAGTCAATCACACATTCCCGTTAAAATAACAATACTATATGATGATGAAGAACATGAAAATTGGGTTCACCGTGATGTAACATTTAAATTTAGAAACGATTTTTCATATATCAATTTCATCAAAGTTTCGGATATAGACATTAATATCGAAGACTATTTTGTTAATGACCAATATAATTTAGTCTTACCAGATAACGCCATTTTTACAACAGACTTTGATTTAAAATATTTATATGAAGTTGATGACGATGGTGTATTAGATTTATTTAAAGGATTAAATCGTCAGAAAAAAAGTTGTAATATAGAACAAATTGGCCTAGAAGAAAGATTTTTCAGTCAAGTCCATATGTGGACTAGAGACTCCTACGCACATTTATTTAAAATACCAAACGGGGAACATTGTTTTGAATCAGTACCAAACAGCGGATACTTTAAATATTATGGTAAAATATTTGTTCCAAACGCATCAACGGTAGATATAGTAGATAGACCGCACTATTTTTATCCAGTGTCACCGTGTTTTATAAATGCAATAAATACTGTCGCACGAGTAGATTATTACGATGTAGAGCAATTGATTGAATATAATCCATATGCATTAGCTACCAGATATTTGTGCGGGGAAACTATTGATATAGATGATTTAAAAAATTTTTCCCCAAATAGTTTAATATACCAATACAACTATAAGTTTAACACAAAATTTGAAGTTCAAACATTCACTGATATAGTGTCAAACGGATTTTATTTAAATTTAGAACATAGAGAAGATAGAAACGTGGAGATTAAACATGAGATTAAAAATCTTCCAATTTCTGTTTCAAGAATAAATGCACACGTTCCCGAAGATTCTGTTGTAGAACAACTGATTAACGAAAGTAATAACATTTTTACTGAAATAGACATTAAAGTTGCCAAGTCTAGGTTCGGATGTTCTATGTCTCATTTAGAAGCCATTAAAAGAGCAAAAGATAATAATTGGGATAGTGTGTTGGTGTTGGAAGATGATTGCAAGTTTATTGATAATAGATTGTTACCAATATTGGATAGGGCTGCAGCGGAGTTATCATATCTTCCAAAATGGGATATGTTATTCTTGGGGGCAAATGCAATATCACCTATTATACAATGTAGTCCACATTTAGGAATATTAACTGGTGCATTTTGTGCACACGCATACATTGTCTCGAACCGTTTTTATGATACAATTTTAAATTTTGATTGGAAAAAATATTTTGCAATTGATCAACACTATCTAGCTCTTCAGAGGCAACTTTCACATAATATATACACCGTATTACCATTGGTAGCTAATCAACGACCTTCCCACTCAAGTATAACACAGCAATATGAAAATTATCAAGATGTGTTAATTAACTCATATACAAAATGGATAAACGAAATATGAAATATGAAATATCTGAACAAATAGCCGAAGTTAAAAATTACTGTAATGGAAGTTCTGCGTTTTTTAAAACTTTCAAGGGTGATATTATCAGTGACGTTGTACAAAGAGGAGTTTCTTGGGAACTTCACAACCATCAAACGTTTGCAAAATATATTAATAAAGATTCTATTGTATTAGAAGGGGGTGCTCACATAGGAACACATACAATATTTTTTTCAAAATTAGCAAAGCATGTACATTGTTTTGAACCATTAAAACCGTCTGCGCAATTATTACAAGAAAATTTACAGATTAATAACTGTGATAATGTAACAGTATACACTTGTGGTCTAAGTGATAAAAAATCATTTGATTCTTTTGGATTTATTCCTTCGCATAATATTGGTGGGGCCGGACTGATAAATAATCCGCTAGGAATACCTCTACATTTTGGAGGAACTGATTTATCTGAAGATGAAAGAGTTCCGATAGAACTTGTTTCTATCGATGAAATGTTTAATTTTGATAAATTGGATTTTATTAAGTTAGACGTTGAAGGATATGAACAAAATGTTATACTCGGTGCATATAATACAATTAGAAAATGTAAACCGGTGATCATGTTGGAAAATTGGGATGATCATTTTGGAAAAGTTAGTATAGATTCTACGTCAGCTAAATTTTCTATGTTACTTGAATTGGGATATGCAATTACACAAGTAAGTGACTGTGATTTTTTGTTTGTTCCGACAACTAATATACAATTGGAGTTATTATGATAACCATGAACGTTCTTGGACGCAAAGGAAGATTGGGAAACCAAATGTTTCAATATGCTATGTTAATAGGAGTTGGCGATAAGCATGGATACAGAGTTATAATAGATGAGGATATTGATAGTAAGTCACATAATAATTTCTCCATACGAAATATATTTGACATCAAATTATCTCATTTTTACCATGAAGCGGGAATACATACTAATAAAAAATATGTTGAAGAGCAATTTCACTTTGACAGATTCTTTTTTAAAAAAGTTGCGGATAACATGGATTTCGATGGATATTTCCAAACAGAAAAATATTTTACCCACTGCTCAGATCTTATTAGAAAAGAATTTACATTTAAAAATGATATAATTGAAAAAGCAACTACCATTATATCATCCCTTAATAAAGATCGGCCGATAGTATCAATACATGTGCGCCGAGGGGATTATGTAGATTTACCAAATCACCATCCACTATGTTCACCTACATATTATGCATCTGCCGTAGAATATTTTGAAAATATGAACCCTCAGTTTATTGTTATTTCTGATGATATTGAGTGGTGTAAGACAAATTTAAATATCCCCACTGCGTATTATACGTCAAATGAACAGGGCGTTGATATGTGTTTACTGAGTATGTCTGATCACAATATCATAGCCAACAGTACGTTTAGTTGGTGGGGTGCATGGTTAAACAATAACCCAGATAAAATAGTAATTGCCCCAAAAATATGGTTTGGCCCCGCATACTCGCACTTTGACACAACTGACATTTACTGTAACAATTGGATTCAACTATGAAAACAAGTATAAGTGATTATGATGATTACAAGAATTTTTGCCAACAGGCAGCAACGGATGACGAAACATTCCGTAGGTTTAGACAAAGTTCGGTGTATACGGCTATTTTAGAACACGTTAGTGTAGATATTGGAAAATCTTATATAGATTGGATTAAAGCTGCTTCTAATTTTACCACGGAGCGTTTAGAACTATCTAAACGAAATGATTTGGTGGGATTTCCATCATTGGTAGATTATGACGAAGAGTTTTCACAGATATGTCCAAGTACTATGCGATATTTAAAAGTTGCATTGGAATTAGAACAATTATTTGGATCGCTTGATGGATTAAAAATTATAGAAATTGGCGGTGGGTATGGGGGACAATGTAAATTGATTAATGAAATATGGAAACCACTCTCATATAAGTTAGTTGATTTACAAGAACCTTTGAATTTGTCTAAACGTTATATCGGTGAAAATGATACGGTAGTATATTCTGTCATAGATGAACTAGAAGTAGATCAATATGATCTTGTTATAAGCAACTACGCATTTTCGGAATGTTCCAGTAATATACAGCAAACATACATCGATAAAATTTTAAAAAATTCTAAGAATGGATATATAACATATAATAATATCTGCCATTATTATGACGTAGATTGTTTATCTAGAGTAGAGTTTAAACAACAAATATCTTGTCATGAAATGAATGAGGTACCTGTTACCGGAGACAATATAATTTTATATTGGTAATTGCCATGAAAAAAATATTAGTATGTGGGGCAGGTGGTTTTATAGGATCGCATCTGGTTACACGTTTGCGAGAGGCAGGGCACTATGTCATCGGAGCAGATATCAAATATCCAGAATTTTCTACTACAAATGCAAATAAATTTACGATTGTGGACTTACGCAATCAAACGGATGTTGTTAGATTAATAACATCCGATATTGATGAAATATATCAACTAGCGGCGGATATGGGTGGTGCAAACTATATATTTACTGGAGTACATGATGCAGATATAATGTCAAACTCTTCGTTAATAAATATTAATATACTACAAGCAATGGTATTAGCAAATGTTAAACGAGTATTTTTTGCATCGTCGGCCTGTATATATCCAGAGGAAAACCAACTAGATTCAGCAAATCCCAACTGCGAGGAAAGTTCTGCATACCCTGCACATCCGGACAGTGAATATGGTTGGGAAAAAATATTTAGTGAACGATTGTACATGGCATACAATAAAAATTATGGTATAGAATGTCGGATCGCACGATTTCATAATATTTATGGTCCAGAAGGAACGTGGGATGGTGGAAAAGAAAAAGCTCCTGCAGCATTATGTAGAAAAATTTCAATGGCAACAGATAAAGGTACTATTGAAATTTGGGGAGACGGCAATCAAACTAGATCATTTTTATACATTGATGAATGCATAACTGGTATAATCAAATTGATGCAATCTGATATAAAGCAACCGATTAATATTGGATCAGAAGAAATGATTTCTATCAATGATCTTGCGTATTTAATTATGAAAATTTCTGGAAAGCAGTTAAGTGTTAAACATATCAATGGTCCGTTGGGAGTTCGGGGAAGATCGTCCGATAATAAATTAATTCGGCAACTACTTAAATGGGAACCGAATTATCCATTGATCGAAGGGATTAAAAAAACATTTGAGTGGATTGACAATAAAGTAAACATACGAGGATTATATGAGTAACACAGAAATAACATTAGAAGTACCCTTGGCACTACAGCAACTGATTCAAACAAACAATCAGTTGTTACGAAAGTTTCAACAAGAACTACTGCAGCAGATTCAAGAATCAAATTCACAAATGATGCAGATTCTTCGATTAACCCCCGAGGCGGGTTGGAAGTTGGATATGGAACGTATGGTATATGTTCGTCCAAAAACCGAAGAAGAACTTACGGAACCCACTGACGCGTAATGCATCCGTCGTTAGACGAAGTAATTTTTACGTGGGGTAAATACACGGGGCAGACGTTAGGAAATGTAAGACGGTCTGCCCCGCAGTATTTACAATGGATCACCTCCACACCAGGATTGCCCGCAGTTTGGGTAGAAGCATCTAAGCGGGCATTACTTGATGCGGACATAAGTGACTTATCATTGCCTCGCACTAAACTGTCACATATCCCACAGACAACCCAAGAAGTACAAACCGGCCCAATTAACATTCATTTAAAGGATGCAAAAACGGCCTACGTTGTCATGCCGTATGATAAAACATTACTGGCACAATTTAAGTACGAAATTGATGGACGAAAATGGAACGGGGACGATAAACGATGGGAATTTCCTTCGGTACAGTTGCCCAAAATGATGAAAACATTTCCCAATGCAATCTTGTCAAGTTCTGCAGAAAAACTGTTAGGGAAATTACAAGAACGACGGGAAGATTTGGACGAAATCCGTGAACAAGAAGATACCACATTCACGGTACCAGGATTAAAATTAAACCTGTATGGTTATCAAAAAGTGGGTGTGCAGTTTGTCGATAGAGCAGGTGGAAGGTGTCTAATTGCCGACGCTCCTGGTCTTGGCAAGACCGTACAGGCCATTGCTTATGCCCAACTACATAACTTGAAGACCCTTATTGTATGTCCCCTTAGCGTGGTCGTCAACTGGCAACGCGAGGTCAAAAAATTCACTGGAAAGGATGCAACGATCTGGGATAGTAAAACCTATGATGGACACCTTGACCACCAATTTCATATCACGCATTATGATGCCGTTGCCAAAAACAATCATTGGTTACGTGACCAAAACTTTGATTTGTTAGTGTGTGACGAAGCAACCTATTTAAAGAACCGACAAACCATTCGGGCGAAGAGTATTTTGGGATCGTGGAAAGAACGACGAAAGTACCCCGGAATAAAAACAAAATATACAATTTTCTTGACGGGCACTCCTGTAATGTCCCGTCCTATTGAAGCGTTTGCCTTATTGAACTTCTTAGATAAAGAACGATTCAATAACTTCTTTCATTTTACCCAACGATATGGTGGATGGAAAGGTGCGGCACCCATGAATCTACAAGATTTACATGATCGTACAAAAGATTTAGTAATTCGACGAAAAAAAGACCAAGTATTGAAAGAATTACCAAATAAGCAACGTAACGATTTATATGTGGAACTCACCAAGGACGAAAAAGGTGAATATAACAAACTGTTGAAAGAAATGTTTGGGAAATGGAAGATGGATGGACGCCCGTCGATTCAACATATGCCGAAATTGCAGGGATTCTTAATCGAAAAGAAATTACCACGATTAATTGAAATGATTGACGAGTTCATTGATAATGATAGGTCCATATTGGTCTTCAGTTGCTATATAAAACCGTTAAAATTGTTAACAGAACACTATGGAGATAAAGCAGCATTATTAACTGGTGAAATGAACAGAACTGTACGGCAAACATCAATTGATAAACTAATCTCTGGGGAAGCAAAGGTAGGATTGTTTAGTTTACGTGCCGCAGGTATGGGCATTGACGGATTACAAAAAGCAATTGATACGGTGGTCTTTATCGACATGGGCTGGTTGCCTGCGGAACATGAACAAGCAGAAGACCGTACCCATCGTATTGGACAAAAGGGTCAAGTCCAAGTGTATTATATGATGTGTGAAGGTACAGTGGATGAAAACATGCGGGATACCTTAAAAGAAAAGCAAGCAACCGCAGATATGATTGTTGATGGAGCATTAGTTACCCCCGAACGTAGTAAATCCATGTTTAAAGAGTTTGTAAAACGAATTAATATGGATTATCGTCAACAGTTTGAGATAGAAAATATAGAAGATTGATATGTATAGTGAGTATACTTTTATCCGAGAGGTTTTATGACAGACCAACCAGTTACAGAAACAGTAGATGTATTTCCAACAGAAACAATTGATTTGCCATCAAAGGGATTATTTTATCCCGAAGATAGTCCACTGAGAAGTGGGCAAATTGAATTACGATACATGACGGCAAAACATGAAGATATTTTGACTTCACAGAACTTAATTCAAAAGGGTGTCGTATTGGATCGATTGATTGACGCTTTAATTGCCACAAAGGGGGTGAAAGCGGCAGACTTGTACTTAGGTGATTTAAATGCAGTAATGATTGCCGCACGTATTCTTGGATATGGAAAGGATTATGAAGTATCATTAGAATGTCCGTCATGTAATAGTACGGTAGAACAGGTAATAAACTTATCAGAATTAGAAACAGAAAATTCACCGGAAACAACGGAAAGTAGTGAATTTACATTAATACTTCCGCTATCAAAAGCAGAAGTGGCGTTAAAGTTGTTAACCCGCGGCGATGAATTGACAATCGATAAAGAACTGAAGGCATTGAAGAAAATTAGTTCTGACGTAGAATCAGAAAGTACCTCTCGGTTAAAGGCAATGATTAAGTCGGTAAACGGAGATATGTCGAAAGCAAAGATTTGGGCATTTGTGGATAATTTATTAGTTAAAGATGCCCGATATCTTCGTGAACAATATCGAACCAAAGTACCCGATATCAATTTCAATGTATCAGTGGAATGTACATGTGGAACTGAGCAAACGGTGAGGTTGCCGATTGGCGTTAACTTCTTTTGGCCTGACGCCCGAGTATAAAATTGATTTGTTACGAAACATCATGATTGTTGCGCATTATTCAAAAGGTGCATTTAGTGTAATGGATTTATACCAAATGCCGGTTTATCTTCGAAATTTTTACATTAAAGAGTTTGGAAAATTGAAAGAAGAAGAAACTAAACAATTTGAAAAAGCAAATAAACGATGATACTACTTCGACATCTTTTACAAGAAAATGATAGAGCATACAAAGGAATGGCCGTATCCGGCAGTCCGTTGATTACCTTAGTGGGTGATCGACGGGCATTTAAAGGGTCGGCTATTTCTGGTGCTCCGTTATATACCGTCGTCGGTAATAAATTATATAAAGGAACCTCGGTATCCGGCATGCCATTGGCAACCTTGGTCGGGGATTTAATGTTCAAAGGCAATGCAGTCTCGGGTGCACCGATGGCACGATTAGAAAGTCGTAGAGCATATAAGGGAATTGCACTGTCTGGTTCTCCGTTAGTAACCGTTCCCAGTGGTAACGTTACGACATTGTTTATTGCAACCTATCACGCTTTAGTTGAGTAACTAAATGGCACCTCCAACATCTGCTGATTTTGCAAGTTTAACAAGTGCATTAACCACGTTGTCCACAAACCTTGCCACCAATACTGCGGCACTGGGAACGAACGGTGGAAGTGGTGGAAGTGGTGGAAGTGGTGGAAGTGGCACACCTAGTTTAGCTAAAAGTCTCGATAATCTTACTGCAAAATTTACAGGATTCAATAAAAACCTAGAAAAACTTACTTCTACGTTGACGGAAACGCAAAAACAGTTCGGAGTAAATCTTGCTACTGCAGCACAAATTCAAGCGGACGCATTTATCGGCAGTGTACAAAGTATAGTAGAATCATTTAACTCGTTAGACCTTACTACGGGGTTAGGTGACGTTTCTAATACAGTCGGTTCAGCACTTGGTGAATTAATTACTGGTAATTTTGACAATGCAAAGAAGGAATTGTTACAAGCTACTGATCAACTAAAAGCATCCAGAGCAGGAGTATCCGACATAAAACAACCGGCCACTCCCACCGAAATCCGAGCAGCAACTTCTACACTTCAAAAAGAATTTGGGACTATAAATGCAGATACGGGAAAAACATTAGCAGAATTTGCAAAAACTAATGGAATTTCAGTACAGCAATTAGTTACTGCCCGTCGTGCATTGGTTACACAAACGATGGGTGATTTAAGTAAAGTATCTGACGTACAATCGCAGTTCATGGCACGATTCCAAGAAAAGGGATTGTCGGCATCTGTGGCAATGGAAGCTATCGGAAAATATTCGGACTTAATGGCACGGAATGGATTACGATTTGCCGATTCGTTTGCCCGTGCTGCAGCCGATGCAAAGAAAATTGGCGTAGACCTTGGTAAAGTAGATCAAATTGGCGATAGTATCATCGGGGACTTTGAAGGATTTCTAGAAAAGACATCGGAACTGGGGGCAATGGGATTCAATTTAGATACCAATTCCTTGGCACAACTTGCAGAAAGTGGTGATACGGGTGCATTATTCAACGAACTTCGTTCCCAACTTGCTGCCACTGGAAAAGATATCACTAAACTGCGTCGGTCGGAGCAATTGGCGTTATCTGGTGCATTTGGTATATCGATGGCCGATATGCAACGATTGGCGGGAAAAACACCAGACGAAAATGCAGTTCCACCTGAAGTAGAAACTAATAGTTTATTGAATCATATTTTAACAGCAGTTATGGTATTGGCAGTTCCACTAGGATTAATAGCCGGTTCTTTATCTACAATAGCTACTGTTCTTAGTGTTGGTGGTACAATAGCAAGTGCGCTTGCATTCTTAACTCCTGCAGGACTAATTGGAGCGGCAATTTTAGCAATTGCAGCCATCGTCGCAAAGTTTACCGCCGATTCGTTTGAGGAACAGAAAAAACTTAAAGAAGCAGCCAAGACAGCCGCAATAGGGGGAGACTACGCAGGTGCTACATCATTGGTAAACAAAGCAATGGTGCCAGAAACCATGACCAATATGGCCATGATGGGGCCTGAGGCGGGGATGATTGCGGGGTTGGAGGCCGTGAAAGAACGTGACCGCCAACAACAACAATTAAATAATATATACCGTTTACAACAACTTAGTCCGGGAAACATTGGACCAAGTAATCCGTTTAGGGGGATGGAATCGGGAATAGACAGACTTCCTCAATTTGCACCACACGCAACTTCAGGAGATCGTTATAACCAAAGATTGGCAGACGAGGCGGTCTTAAGAGGTCAACTAACAACTCCTCCAGTAAAAAAGGCATCCGGTGGACTTGTAACAGGTCCTGGTACGGGTAAAAGTGATAGTATTCCGACACGATTGTCCAACGGCGAATTCGTAATAAATGCCGATATGGTGAAAAAGTTAGGATTGCCGTTCCTTAATAAACTTAATGCGGATACTTTAACCGACATGTCTATTAAAGCACTGGGAAGTCGAGTATTGGGAAAACTCCCCGGTGTAACTTCAATGGTAACAAAAATAGCCAAACCAATCCCAGCACTTGGATCGGCCATCGGGGGAGCACTGGATGGGTATGATGAGTATAAAAACAGTAATAGTGTGCTTAGAGGAATTGGTAAGGGCCTAACTTCTACTGGGGGAGGATTGCTTGGAAATCTCCTTGGTGGCGCCGGTGGTACACTTGCCGGTGGACCTCTAGGTGGAGTGCTAGGGTCGGCAGCCGGTGGGTTAACTGGTTCCGGTATAGCAAATAAATTATTTGATAAATTTATTCCAAAAGGACTTGCTGGTAATTTACTTGGAAAAGCTACGGGATTACTAAGTGGCGGGGGATTGAAAGGCCTTGCTGGAAACTTACTCGGAAAGGTGGGATTAGGTGGTATTGGTAGTAACTTACTCGGCGGTCTTGCAGGTGGTCCGATGGGCATGTTAGGTTCCTTAGCAGCACCACTACTCAAGAAAATTCCATTGATAGGTGGTGCATTAAGTTCAATTGCCGGTGGTCCTAGTAAATTAATAGGTAGTGCATTAGGTAAATTGGGAGGTAGTGTATTAGGTAAATTGGGAGGTAGTGCATTAGGTAAATTGGGTGGATTATTTGGAAAGAAAGCCACGCCGGTTGCATCTGCAATGGGAGCAATGATGCCAGAAATGAGTGGATTAATGTCTCGACTTCCTATGCTGTCGGGTATGATGGGAGGCTCCCAAGAAGGTAACCAAAACATTTCCGTGAATACATCGGGAATAGAACAAAAGTTAGACCAAAAACTTAGTAACTTTATTACCGCACTTTCCAACATCCAAGTAAATATGGATGGTACCAAGGTTGGGAAACTGTTAGTTAACGTTAACGATGCAGCAATGACGGTTGGTGTGTTCGGTACACAATCCCGTTAAACTCTGTACTGAGAATTATTCATGGCATTTAAGAATCTGGAACAACGGTTTAACGAAAATGTTAATAAACTATATGCCGGCTCAACATCAAAATTTGATAATGGTATTGCTAGTAATGGAAAAGCAGATGCACCATTAATTGTTCGTGCACCGGGCAAAGGATATTGGACGAAATATGAAGATCGTTCATTACCAGTACAAAGTACGATTCAAGACGTAAAACGATTAACGTTATTTCAACTAAGTAAACCTGGATTATTATTTCTTGCCAAACAACAATTACTACAAACGGGAAATACGTTTGAACTTACTAGAGCATTGAATCCAGCATTTGTAGTGGCAAACGCAGTACCGTTTTTACATGTTAAACGAAACTTGCGTCCATTAAATGAATTGGCAGGAAAAACAGATACATCATACGAAAATGTTAGAAAATTGGGTCAACTACAAGTTTCAACATATAATAATTTGTATAAAAAACCCGATCCAACATTCGTCAGTCAATATTTACAACAAAAAATTTCTGGAAAAACCGGTCCTGATAAAGTTACCGGTTCAAGAAGTATCTTGGGGGCATTGACCAGCAGACTAACTAGTGCGGTATCAAGTATTGTAGGAACTGCACTGGGAACGCTATCCGCATTTAGTCCACTTCAAAAAAGAAATATTGGCGATAAGTTTGGATATGGTACACCGGCAAATTCATCTGGATGGAAGCAATCACGGCCCGAATTAAATAGTATTGTTAATGCGACAGTTGTTGCCAATACTATTTACCACACAGAATATACAAAGTTTTTTAAAAATGAATTCGACACCGTACCGTTTATTAAATATTTTGAGTCCCCAGATGGATTAACACGGTCAGACCCAGGCGATGCAAAAGATGGGCCACGAACATCCATTGTAACTCGTACACCGAATAAAAAAAATAAAAAACTTTCATATATTAAAGACCCATCCAATAAAGAAATAAATTCTAAGTTTGCTAAAGTACAAGAAGCATATAAACCAATTAATCATACATTTGAAGATGCAATTGTAGTTTCATTTGCAATGGGTAAAGATTCACCAGTACAGTTTAGAGCATATATTAAAGATTTACAACAATCTGCTACACCTGAGTATAAAGCATATCAATATATTGGTCGTATGGAAAAATTTGTTAACTATGTCGGAGTTCAACGAGAAATTTCATTTAAACTTGGAATTGTTGCATTTTCCAGAGATGAACTGGATATAGTGTGGAGACGTATTAACTATTTAACTGGATTGGTATTTCCGTATGGATTTAATCAAGGAATTATGCAACCTAATATTACACGATTGACTATCGGTAATGTTTACGTAAATCAACCTGGATATGTTACTAGTCTAAGTACTAATTTTACTGAACTTTCTGAATCATGGGAACTTGATACTGGAAAACAAGTACCAATTGCAGCACAAATGGATATTAAATTTATCTTGATAGAAAAGGCAACACGAATTGCCGATTCACCATTCTATGGAATAACGGATGGTGGTATTAATACGGACGGTACTCCAGGAACGCCTATGAAAGGATTCTCCCCAACAATTCCAGTTCCTGCCCCGAAAAGTAAAACAACAAACTCCAAAGAAGATGCGCCAATGGCTGCTGCCGCAATCGAGGTTGAGGTAGATAGCCGTCTGGGTGTAACTTATGAAGACTCACGAACTATTGCAGAAAGAATTTCCGCCGGAGAAAGAATTGATGAAGCCGGCCGTCCCATTGACCCGTGATATAAACTATGCTAAAATACCAACGTAATATTATTGTAAAAAGAACCGACGAAGGGAAACGATATTATTCCTCCGCAATACCTGTTGACCCCATAGAAGACCAAGTAGAATATACATATAAAGCACGTATGGGTGATAGATGGGATACACTTGCATACAAATATTTGGGGTCGGCAACTTTGTGGTATGTTATTGCAAATGCGAACAATGGACTTAATGGGTCTATATTTATTAAACCGGGAACAGTTATTACTATACCTCAAAACTATTAAACGCATATGGCACACGATAAAGGGTCTTTTGACTACAAAGTTATAAATAAAAATATACGACGTATTTTAGATGCACGGTCTGAATTAAATAATACCGTACAAGTTGCCATGCCGTTCATAAAAGCAACAACGACACTTGATTTAAGTAAAATCGATATGGGTGACGGTAATATTGGATTTACGTTGGGGTTACATGCGTTTAATGAAGATGTAAAATATGAGGATATATATTCATCGGTTGATGGAGATATGCCATTAGTCGGGTATACGTACACTGAAAAAGGTACTAATGCACGCGTATATGCATCGAACAAAAATGTAATGAATTCTCGTATATTTGATTTGAAAGCTAACACATTTAGTACTAACGAGTTTATACGAATTCCGCCGCCCGGTATTACGAAAGTAACTATTGGACTAAATAAAAATGGGTTGTTGGCACATGGACAATTAGAAATTTCGGTGCCGTCGTTATCTCAATTGGAAACATTACATAAAACATTTTTAGTACCTGGTGTGGGGATGGTATTGGAATGGGGGCAACAGTTTGCACCAGAATTATCACCGAGCATTGGTGAACGTGCAAACGTTGCCGATTATTTGTTTCCGTGGCACGATAGACCTAAATTAAAGCAGTTGCTTGCAAAGTTGTCCATGAATCAAATTGGGTTGGAAGAAATTCTTAATGAGTATGCGTACAAATCAGAAGGCCAATATATGTGGATGTTTGGTCGAGTTGCAAATTTTAGTGTTAAATCCAATTCTGATGGGTCATTTAATTGCACGGTAAAAATTGTAGGACCATCAGAAGATGCGTGGGCATACTCCACAAAAAATACCGTAACTCCTGCAAAAGACCCATCGGCAAGATATTTTTGTTCCCGTGATACTAATAGTGTATTTTCATATTTTTCTGATACTACGACGGGAGGTAAAAATTTTAAAACCACATTAGATAATACCATGAACGGTAATGGAGAGTGGAAAAGTCACGTACAATTTATTCCACATGGAAATAAAACGGCAGGAGAACCTACGCCAACTGACCCGAACCCAAATGTCAATCAAAACTCTGATGGATTTACTGAAGATGCATACTTTGTGACATGGAGATTTTTTGTTAATGTAATAATAAATAAAGACATTAAATCTATTTTCTCATCCGTATTACAACAATCTGAATTGGATAAACTTGGAATATTATTACCCTATGCAACCGATGAAAATCGATCAAATACCAACTTAGGCAAAAAACCATATATTGACGATCCAATGGAATCTTTTGTTGGTATGAATGAATTTTTGCGGTCGGTTAATCCTGGTACTATGATTATTGTGAATGAAAAAGCAGCACAAGCAGCAGAAAAGAATCCACAATATAAACCACCGGGATCGGATGGCATATTTTATGCAAAAAATGACCAAACAAAACGATTTTATAACGGTGACCCCACCGAAGATACCGCTGGGAAAACATTATTTGAAAACTCTATTTCCAAGGTTAAGGACGTTGCTGATAAGAAAGACCGGGGATTATTAAGTGCAGGAGTATGGTTAAATCATAAAGCCATCATAGAAAGTATGCTGAGCGGTAATACCATACTGCGTGGTATTACGAATTTATTAGAACGTATGAATGCCGCAACGTTAAACTATTGGCAATTAACGTTGGATATTGCTCATCCAATAACCGGCTCGGGACATCCATATAGTTATATGGTGGTGGATTCTAACTTCCGTGATAGTTCAGATAGAGCGGTGTCTAAGTTTATAAATGACGTTCATGTATTCAACAAATATGTACGAGTAAATGAACTTGGGCAGTTGGTGGGATCGGAACTAATTGATTGTTCGGTAGATTTGTCGTTACCGAAATTAATGTTCTCGCAAATTGCTACATTGGGATTAGTGCAACCTGCCGATATGCAAAATGTAGCAAATACCGGTAAGACCACTGAAGAAATAAAAGCAGAAACAGTTGCTGCTAACGCACCGGTGAAGGCAGAAGATGTTGATTATGCAAAATCTCCAAAAATATCTAGTCCATACGATGCAATGCGCGAAATGTTTGCAATTACTTCATTGATGGGCACGGTAGGCACGGGCGACAATAAAAGATATAGTGCGTTTGTACAAGGACCAGATTTGACGGTACTACCAAAAACTGAACGTGACGCCATGTTAAAAGCAAACGGAATATGTGGTGACGCAAATACACAAACAACTGCACAAACTGCCGGTACTTCAAATAAAGCAAATGGTACAGATTTAGCAGCGGTGACGTTCGATAAAAATACAGATTTGGCAGCAGTACAAACATTGGCGAAGGGATATCTTGACAAGAATAACGACATATGTAATAAATGTATTCCACTTACAAGTGGAAAGTATGGCGATACTCGTGACCCAGTACCGGGCGCTGCACCAAAGACAGTGGACCAAGTACGGACAGATATAAATGCGTATATTGCTAAAGCGGCAACATGGACTAACCTACCAGACGCTAAGGGAGTCCTTCACGCAAATGAATTTAAGGTAACGCAGAATAACATATTTGGAGAAAAGGGATATAATGAGGTTGGAGTACATTCGAATGGTTCTGCACATTATACGAATCAAGCTATAGATATACCAGTACACAATCCCACAAATGCTGAACAAATATTACAATATTGGGGAAAGACCGGCGCAAGTGCTCGTAACTTTACATACAATGGATATGAAATTCGTGATGAGTTTAATGTTGCTCCAGGTAACCACATCCACATAGAATGGAATGCGGTAGTAATCCCCGACCCAACTACCGGTCCTACCAACGAAGCAGCTACTGCTGCAAATCGACCAACCGATGCGCAGTGTAATGAGTGTGCAAAACAACAATCGTTATTAAATCAATCAACTGCAAAATTACAAGAAATTAATAAAACAATCGAAGATAAACAACGAGAATTTTTTGGATTACAAAGTTTATTCAGATATATAGAAGTGTTTCCTGAGTACATGGTTGCTGCTATGGCCGACACCGCTAACGGAGCAGATGCAAATGCGTTTGGTGCGTCACCTGGTGCATTAAGTATTAGTGCAGATTTAACTATGCCGGGCGTTTCTGGATTACGTGTAGGAGAATTATTTTGGATTGATAGAATTCCTACGTTCTATAAAGCGTTTGGGGCATTCCAAATAATCAGCATTGAAGATAATATCGGTACTGACGGTTGGACTACCAAAATACATGCACGATTTAATTATCTTGGGAAAAAATGGAAAGAAGCTATTGCAAAGAGTGAGTTTAGTGCCATACCCACCGCAACACAGACATTGCCATGATAGATACGACATTATTACAGAAACTTTATAAAACCGATGAACAACGGTTAACTCGTATTTTAGATGAAATGCCTACACAGTCATTACCTATTGTTACCCAGCCCGATGCGAAGAATGGATTTATTATACGATATTTTGTACGACAAGTTACCGATAAAAATTTTATTGTTGAGGTAGATAATAGTCAATATGAAGAATTTACAGAAAATCCACGGTTTGTTACGGCAAAAATAAAATGGCAAATTGTGGGGAAAAAACAGACATTTCAAAAAAATAATGGAATATATGTGTACGGAGTAGAAGATACTAATCGTACAGTTGTATCAGAGGTGGACTTGACTTTTGGTGGCCTCTTGAAGTATATTACAAGTTATCTGGAGTATTGGTTCGCCGAAGAGGTATAAATGGTTATTAATAGTTACGAACAATATAACGAGTTGAAGCTACGAATGGATCGGGAAGTGCATATTTGCACCCCGATTTTTCGTGATGTATATTACCATGTTATGGAAAATGAATTGTTGTGCATGTGCATAACATTCATGGACGGTGAAAGTTTTACTGTATCCATTTCACATGATGATGCGCCGCAATTTGAAGTGCCGGTTGGAAATGCACTGTGTTTTACGGCAAACAGTAAAGTAATGAATACACCATGTATGGACGTATCAGCAATTGCGTATATTCATCAAATGACCATCCCACCATTAGAAGATATATTTACCTCGTATATTCGTGAAACACACAACATGTTTCACAATATGCGTCACGTAAATAGAATTATTCCATTAACAACATGGGGTTCAATTGGTGAAAAGTATAATACGATACTACATAAATTTATTTTATACTTTTCATTATATGATCCGTCACAATACGAGTATATGTACGAATTGTTGTCTACATTGAAGGATATTGAATCTGCGGGACTGTGCGTAGACAGAACATTATTATCACAACATTTTTCATCCGATGCAAAACGTGCGTTCAAAGATAATATGGTGTATACAGAATATAATCCATACACTGCTACAGGTCGTCCGAGTAATAGATTTGGAGGGATAAACTTTGCCGCATTAAATAAGTCGGATGGTTCCCGTGATAGTTTCATTAGTAGATATCCGTCTGGGTCACTGGTACAAATGGACTTTGAAGCATATCATCTAAGATTGATGGCAAATGAACTGGGAGTAATATTACCCAGTGAACAATCCATTCATACCGAACTTGCGAAGGTCTACTTTAATACGTCGGACATTACCGAAGACATGTATACGGAAAGTAAACGACGAACCTTTGAAGTCATGTATGGCTCAAGTACCGAAACCTATAATTTTGAATTGTTTGAAAAGATTCATCAACATAGAAAACAATATACGTCTGCAACTTCGATAACACTACCAAGTGGCATCACGGTAAATGTGGACACGCCCAGTGCAAATAAACTGTTTAATTATTATGTACAATCATTAGAAATGGTGAGAACACTTCCAAAATTAACTCGTATTATTAATCTCATAAAAAATACAACAAATCATTTGGTGTTGTATACATATGACAGTATACTGTTGGATATGCAAACTATGGACATCAATATCCTGCATCAGATACAAGATATTTTAGAAGAAAACAAAAAATTCCCAGTACGTGTGTATTCTGGAACTACATACAATAATATTAAGGAGATAAGGTTATGAGTTTTACAATAGGAATAGTTGGGTTAGGATATGTTGGCGGTGCTGTATTAAATGCATATACCTTAAAGCATCGAACAGTGCATACATTTGATTTAAATCCCGCAACAAATCCGTCATGTAAATCTCTACAAGAATTGGTAGGGTTGGTCGATCTAATATATGTTGCCGTTCCAACGCCAATGAAATCTACTGGTGAATGTGATACATCTATTGTTGAATCGGTAGTAAACGATATTTGTAAAAGTGAGATTCCAAAGATAATAATTATCAAGTCCACGGTGCCACCTAATACGACCAATAGATTACAAGAAACAAATCCGTCACGACATGCTATAATGTTTAATCCGGAGTTTTTAACGGAAGCAAATTATAAAAATGATTATTTAAATCAAGACGTTATGTTATTGGGACATTGTGCCGGCCGACAGTTTGATGGTGCGGTACACGATGTGCTAGACGAAATTAAAAGTGTTGTAAACTCCGTTAAATATGCACAGGTTGTGAGTGCAAAAGAAGCTGAATTGTATAAGTATGTATGTAATACATTTCTTGCCACCAAGGTAGCATTTGCAAATGAAATGGAAAATATTGCTAATGCACTTGGAGTTGATTGGCAAACCATGCAACATACAGTACGAGAAGATTCTCGTATGGGTAAATCGCACTGGCAAGTACCAGGACCAGACGGTCATAATGGATTTGGCGGTACGTGTTTTCCCAAAGATATTTCAGCAATTCGTCATGTAGCGCGAGAACTTAATGTACCCACTCCGGTATTAGATGCGGCATGGACAAGAAATATTACAATCGACCGTCCAGAGAAAGATTGGGAGATGTTGAAAGGAAGAGCAATTTCGGAGTAAAATATCTATTGTTTGACGGTCGTTTGACGTTTATTTATAATATTTATTAATACTGTTATACCCTTAATGGATGTTATATATGAATACTGAAACGCAATTACTGTGTACGTTCACATCCGTAGATGAGTTAGACGCCACCATTGATATTATAAAAAATTCGTATGTATTAGTATTTAATAAATTATATCTATTAGAAAATATAGAAGATGCTAATCAATTGGTATTAACATATAATATTACAAAAACACATTCAAATGTATTACCACCTGCGTCAACAATTTCTGTGCATAGAAAAAAACAAACAAATACAATTTACACAATTAATGCAATTAATAAATTGATTGAATTGAAAAACAATGGCGTGTTAGATAAATCATTTCGAATTAATTGGGATGAATTAAAAAATTCTGTATTGGTTACCGCATACGGTAAACTTAAAGTAGTTAATACTAAATTATCCGATATCATAGAATTATAATAATACCCCCTTGACAAACTAAGGTTCGCCCACTACCTTTACAAAGTGGGCAATACACTCACTAAACAAAACATTCTAAACTCTAAGAGGTACACACGTATGGGAATTAACATTTCAGCACTCAAGTCTAAGCTCAACCAGTTCACTCGTCAGAACGACCGTAGCGATGCGCTATGGAAGCCCACGGAAGGTAAGACGGTTATTCGTATTGTTCCGTGGAAGGATAACAAGGAAAATCCGTTCGTTGAACTATATTTTCATTATCTCGGTAATAAGACGCATCTTTCTCCTACCTCAAACGGCAACCGTGACCCCATCGTAGAATTTGCAGACGCACTGCAGGCAGGTGGTTCTAAGGATGATTGGCAGCAGGCACGTCCGTTCCGTCCAAAGCTTCGTACATTCGTTCCGATCATTGTTCGTGGTGAAGAAGATAAGGGCGTTCGTTTCATGTCGTTTGGTAAGATTGTATATACCGAACTGTTGTCTATTATCTCTGACCCCGATTACGGCGATATCACTGACGTACAGAACGGCCGTGACATTGTGGTAGAATATATCCCGCAGGAAAAGAGTGACACCAACTTTGCAAAGACGATGGTTCGTCCTAAGCCGAATCAGACGCCACTTGCGGATTCTGCAGATAAGATTCAGAAGCTTCTCACCGATCAGCCCGACATTCGTTCAATTTTCAAGGAACCCTCATACGAAGAATTGAAGGTTGCTCTGGAACGATACCTCGACCCAGATTCGGCCAAGACTCCTCCCACTGCTGCTCCAGTGAAGGAAGAAGTTACTACAAAGCCCACCTCACCCACGGCAGCTAAGTCAGCAGAACTTAAGTCAACGTCAGTCAAGGATATGATTGACGAGTTTGACGAAGTATTTAACTAACATCACTTGACTTTACTTGGATGACCCACTATATTTACATAGTGGGTCATTCACGTTATTATACTATAGGAAACTATTATGGCAAAAACAGATAAGAAGGTTATTCAAGAACCAGATCGTGATGAGTTGGCACAACTTATTGCAATCTCCTTGAATAAGATGAACAAAGATAGTGACCAAGTTGCTTTCTTCCTTGATGGACGAGAATCAACGCCAACCGATTTTACTGATTTCATTTCAACGGGCGCAACCATGTTGGATGTGGCAATTAGTAACCGTCCGAACGGGGGAATTGCTGTTGGACGTATTACCGAACTTACTGGGTTGGAGGGGTCTGGTAAGTCGCTAATAGGGGCACAGATGATTGCAAACACGCAGAAAAGGGGTGGGGTAGGGGTTCTTATTGACACCGAAACCGCAGTCAATGCGGAGTTCTTTAAGGCAGTCGGCATCGATATGAATAAGTTGGTATATGTCCAGTTGCAGACGGTTGAAGAAATCTTCGATGCAATTACGACCATTATTGAAGAAGTGCGTAAAGACCCCAAGAAACGGGATAAGTTGGTTACCATCGTGGTAGACTCCGTTGCTGCCGCATCCACCAAGAAGGAAATGGAAGCAGACTTCGGGAAGGATGGATATGCAACTGATAAGGCAATTATTATCAGTAAGGCAATGCGTAAGATTACGGGATTGTTGGGCCGTGAACGGATTGCACTGGTGTTCACCAATCAGCTTCGTCAGAAGATGAATGCAATGGCATTCTCTGATCCGTGGACGACTTCGGGTGGTAAGGCAATTGCGTTCCATGCATCAACTCGTCTTCGATTGTCGTTGCTCGGTAAGATTAGTAATTCCAGTGGTGATGTGATTGGTGTGAAGGTGAAGGCAAATGTTGTCAAGAATCGTCTTGGACCGCCGCATCGCACGGCAGAATTTGAAATTTACTTTAATCGTGGTATTGACGATTTGGGTAGTTGGTTGAAGGTGTTGAAGGAAAACAAAATGATCAAGCAGGCCGGCGCATGGTATGCGTATGTCGATCCTATTACGGGAGAAGAAACGAAGTTTCAATCCAAGGACTTTCAAGGGTTCTTAGATGCAGATCCTATTCGGAAGCAAGTACTCTACAGTGAGATTTGTGATTCACTGATTATGAAGTATCAGAGTGAATTTGATCCTGAAGATGTAAGTATTATGGCGGCAACTGAAGATGAATAATCCAGAAGATATTGTACAGATTGCATTGTCTGCGTATGATAAGTCATGGGACAGTAGCTCCGCCACTATTGGGCAGTACCGCGACGATTTCGAATTAGAACTTCGTCGGTTGTTAATGCAAACAGAGTCTCAGGTTCAGTTGAAACCCACCGGACCCTTAAAGCGTGACGGGGAGGTTGTGCACACCTACACAGTTAATCCACCAAACTTGATGGGCACATGGACAACTGGTGGCACACAAACACATACTCGTAACTGTCCGCCTACTATTACAACAACCAATAAAGAAATCCTACATGGCTAATCTGCAAGATATTTTTCACAATATGAAGTTTGAAGAAGACCCGCAAGGCATGACATATAACAGTCGGGTATTGTTGGTTGATGCTATGAACCTATTCATCCGATCATATTCAGCAGTTCCTTCAATGGATGAAGATGGCAATCACATCGGTGGTATGATTGGATTCTTTAAGAGTTTGGGACTTGCTATTCGCACGTTCAAGCCCACCCGGACCATCATTGTTTTTGATGGAAAGGGTGGGAGCCAAAGTCGTAGAAAGATTTACCCGCAGTATAAGGCAAATCGCAAACCTCCGGTTCGATTGAATCGGAGTTATGATCTAACGACGGACGAACAAGAAAAAGAAAATATGAAATGGCAGTTGGTGTCGCTGGTTGAAATGCTGGAATGTTTGCCCGTTACTATTTTTGCATTAGACAATGTAGAAGCAGATGATGTGATTGCATATCTATCGCAGTTGGTTACTGCGGAAGGTGGAGATAGTATTATTTATTCCACCGACAAGGATTTCTTCCAACTTGCCTCAGAAAATATTAAGGTATATAATCCTATCAAGAAGAAAACATTTAGTGACCAAGTAATTTTGGAAGATTACGGTATTCATCCAAAACACTTTCACTTCTTCCGTGCCTTAAATGGTGATAAGAGTGATAATATTGATGGAGTGAAGGGTGTTGGGGAAGCTACCTTGAAAAAGTATGTACCAGAAATTGCAGACCCAACAGCAGAAATTTCGGTAGACATGATTCGCAATAAATATGCAAATATAAAGAAGGTTCCCAAGATGATTGAGAATATTCTGAATAATGAAGATATAGTTGAACGAAATATTACATTAATGAATCTCCACGAAAGTATCATGTCGATTGATGCTAAAATGAAGGTAGTCAATAGATTCCAGACGACACAAGCCTCATTGCGGAAGGTAGACTTGACAAAGTTGATGATGAAGTCTAGATTACTACAAGCATTCCCCAACTACGATAGTTGGTTATCGCAGAATTTTATTCCTCTTAGCAGATTTAATAATGACAACACAGCATGATACGATAGTAGACAATCTCGCAAAATACGGACCAACATTTCAGGCGAAAGTATTGGCGAGTTTGTTGTCGTCCACGGAATTTTTACAGCAATCACTTGATGTATTAAATCCTAAATTCTTTGAATCCAATGCGGGTCAGTGGATTGTTGATACGACCATAGATTATTTTGCCGATTATAAGGCGTTACCCACGCTAGAAGTATTTAAGGTGAAGTTGGATGTGGTTAATGATGATGTGTTAAAGATTGCCATTAAAGACCAGTTGAGAGCGGCATTCCAACGAAAGAATGACGATGATTTGGAATATATTCGTGATAGTTTTCTAGACTTTGCAAAAAATCAAGCAATTAAATCTGCTATTATTCGTTCTGTCGATTTGCTGCAGATGGGACAGTATGGTGAAATTAAGAGTTTGATTGATGGGGCAATGAAGGCTGGTCAACCTCGTAATATTGGTCATAATTGGAGAGAGGATATTGGTATTCGACTATCTGGTACTTCTCGTATCGTAGTTCCTACGGGATGGGATTCTATTGACCAATTGATTGGCGGTGGATTGGGTGCTGGTGAACTGGGTGTTATTGCCGCACCGTCTGGTATTGGTAAGAGTTGGGCACTTGCTACACTTGGAGCAAACGCAGCAAAGGCCGGAAAACGTGTGGTGTATTATACCTTGGAGTTGAACGAGAATTATGTTGGACTTCGATATGATACCATCTTTACTGGTATTGAACCTGGAAATGTTCCACAGCATCCTCAGATGGTTCGTGACGCAGTAGAGGGTGTAACGGGTGATATTATCATTAAGTATTATCCAGCACGTTCTATTACGGTTCATACCATTCGGGCACACATTGACCATCTGATCAGTAATAAACTGAAGCCCGATTTGATGTTGATTGATTACGCAGACCTTATGCGATCAGTGGATCGTGTTGACGCTCGACACCAAGAACTTGGAGCAATCTACGAAGAAATTCGTGGTATGTCTGGTGAAATGGGAATTCCATGTTGGACTGCTTCACAGACCCAACGCAGTAGTATTCAAGATGAAGTTATTCAGGCCGATAAGATTGCTGAATCCTATCAGAAAATTATGACCGCCGACTTGGTGATTTCATTGTCGCGGAAACTGGAAGATAAAGCAAATCACACGGGCCGTGCGCACGTTATGAAGAATCGATTCGGTGTTGATGGTGTTACGTTGCCCGTATATATGAACACTGGTCTTGGAAAGATTGAAATTTATGATGAAAATTCTTCCAAGGGCATTCTGTTGAAGAAGCAAATGCAGGCGGGAGAAGGTATGTTGAAAAAGACTCTTGCAAAGAAATTATCTGAACTCCACGATGATTTTTCAGAAGAGTGAGTGATAATTATTAGAACCAATGAACCTAAACCGCTCGGAGATTGCCCGAAATGCAGCTAGAATCAAAATTATTGTCGGACATTACGACTTTTATGAAATACTCAAAGTACGTACCAGACAAGCAACGTAGAGAAACGTGGACAGAGTTAGTTGATAGAAACAAAAACATGCATCTAGAGAAGTTCCCTCAGTTAAAAGAGGAAATTGATGCCGCATATAAATTTGTATATGATAAGAAAATTCTCCCGTCAATGCGTTCCTTACAGTTTGCGGGAAAGCCAGTTGATTTAAACAATACTCGTTTATACAATTGTTGCTTTCTTCCCGTAGACCATAGTGATGCATTCAGTGAAATTATGTTCCTATTGTTGTCGGGAACTGGTGTCGGGTATTCCGTGCAACGTCAGCACGTAGAAAAACTCCCAGAAATTAATAAGCCTACTAAGTCTCGTCGTTACCTTGTTGCGGATAGCATCGAAGGATGGGCGGACGCCGTGAAGGTGTTGGTGACCGCATATATGAAGGGCAAAGCATATCCGTTGTTTGATTTCCGTGACATTCGTCCAAAGGGTGCAATGTTGATTACGGCCGGCGGGAAGGCGCCAGGCGCTGAACCGTTGAAGGATTGCCTTCACAATATTCAAAAGGTATTGGACCGTAAGAATAATGGTGAACAACTCACCACACTGGAAGTGCATGACATTATGTGTTATATCGCAGATGCAGTATTGTCTGGTGGTATTCGTCGGTCGGCAATGATTGCGTTGTTTGATTTGGACGACGACGATATGCTAACCTGTAAGTTCGGCAACTGGTGGGAGAATGAAGCACAGCGTGGTCGTGCAAATAATTCTGCGGTGATTGTTCGTCATAAGATTGAAAAGGAAATCTTCCTTGACTTGTGGAAGAAGATTGAATTGAGTGGTTCTGGTGAACCCGGATTCTTCTTTACGAATGATGCGGCATGGGGATTGAATCCATGTGCTGAAATTTCACTTCGTCCGTTCCAGTTCTGTAATCTCTGTGAAATTAATGCATCGGATATTATTGACCAAGACGATTATAACGCCCGTGCAAAGGCAGCGGCATTTATCGGAACGTTGCAGGCAAGTTATACCAATTTCCATTATCTTCGTGATATCTGGAAACGTACCACCGAACGTGAGGCATTGATTGGTGTCGGTATGACGGGTATTGCGTCTGGGGTAGTATTGAAGTTGGATATGAAGGAAGCAGCAAATGTGGTGAAGGCAGAGAACGAACGAGTTGCTGGAATGATTGGTATCAATAAGGCCGCTCGTACAACAACCGTCAAGCCTAGTGGTACTTCGTCACTAGTGTTAGGTTCCTCGTCGGGCATTCATGCGTGGCACAATGATTATTATATTCGTCGTATCCGCGTGGGTAAGAACGAAAGCATTTATACGTATTTACTAATCAATCATCCAGAACTATTGGAAGATGAATACTTCAAGCCAAATCAACAGGCTGTTATCTCTGTTCCACAGAAGGCTCCAGTAGGGGCTGTAACTCGTCAGGAAACCGCACTAGACCTTCTTGCCCGTGTCAGTAAGGTATGGAAGGAATGGGTGAAGCCCGGTCATCGTAAGGGCGAAAATAAGAACAACGTATCTGTTACCGTTACGATTAAACCAAATGAATGGGAAGAAGTCGGAGAATGGATGTGGGCGAATAAGGAAAATTTTACCGCGTTAAGTGTTCTGCCCTATGATGGTGGCTCTTATATTCAAGCTCCTTTTACCGATTGCACTAAAGAAGAGTATGACCAGTTGGTAAATAACCTGCATAACATTGATTTAAGTCAGGTTGTTGAATTAGATGATGCAACTGATTTATCGGGTGAAGTTGCCTGTGGTGGCGGCGGGTGTGAAGTCGTATGATTACTATCACTAAATTCAGCGCACCGTGGTGTGGTCCATGTAAGGCTCTAGCTCCTGTATTTCGGGAGCTAGAGGACATGACTCCCGATGCAACATTTATTTCCATCGACGTAGAAGAGAAGCCGTCTATTGCACAGTTATATTCTATTCGAACCGTTCCCACCGTTATCATTGAAAAGGATAATGTACTAATTGAAAAATTTGTAGGAGTACAAGCAAAACAAAAGTATATTGCCGCCATTAATGCAGCGAGAGATGGGGCGTAAAAAGGAAGTAAAAAAGGAAAAAAGTTCGTTGAATGCAATTGAACAAAAAATCATGAGTTTATTGCATTCAATGAATCTTCCATATGAATCACAAACTTCAATTAATAATTACAATGTTGACTTTTTGATTGATGGGAAGTATATTATAGAATGTTACGGAGATTATTGGCACTGTAATCCAGCCAGATATTCCGCAGATTATTACAATCGTGGAAAGAAAAAAACTGCAGCAGAAATTTGGAAACGTGACGAAAAACGAAAGCGTGAGTTGGAACAACTGGGTTATAAAGTATTATATTTCTGGGAACATGAAATTAATAATAATATTAAGGATATAAAAGCAGCATTAAAACGTTATATTAAGTGAGGAAAATATGGTTACTGAAATTACCATGAAAGAAATGACCAACGGAGTTTCATTAGAAACATATAATGATATGTATGTTATTATGTTTTATGGAGAAACGTGTGGGCCATGTAAGGCAACGATGCCGAACTACGAAACGGTTGCTAATTTTTATAAAGAAAAAGGCGCACATATTCAATTCTTTAAGATAAATGCATGGGCGCCAGAAAAACAAAAAATTTATTGTAATGAAACATGGGGAATTCAAGGAGTCCCACATTTCAAGGTATTTTGTCGTAGTCAACAAATAATTGAAAAAGTTGGCGGTGGAGACGAGGAAACTATGAAAGGATTTATTCAGGATGCTATGTACGAAACACTAAAGAAACTTCAGGAGACAGTATAAATGAAAGCTAAAAGGTTATCAGAAAACTCAGTATTGCCACATAAGGCACATGCAGGTGATTTGGGGTATGATTTGTATGCCTCCGAGGAAGTGGTTTTGATGGCAGGACAGACAAAGTTAGTATCTACAGGCATTGCCATCCAGTTCCCAGAGGGATATGGTGGATTGCTTCGGGACCGTTCATCAGTTGCTACTAAACGAAATTTATTCGTGGTGGCCGGTGTAATTGATAATGGATATATCGGAGAAATAATGATTGCCTTACATAACTCCACGGATGGATATGAACGTATTATGGTTGGAGAAAAGATTGCACAACTTATTCTCATCCCCACCGTAAACTTCAAAGTCGAAGAAGTAGATGAATTAGTGTCGGCGGACGAACGAGGAACTGGTGGATTTGGTTCCACAGGGACTTGACATAAGTACCGTGGTGATATATACTTAAGATAGTTCTTCTCATTTAAGAGGTTACATGGCGTATCAAAATATTTTTATCGATTCAACGTCCGACGAACAAACAGTTTATATTTGGGATGATGCACAGGGACTTATTACACTCCCGCTCTCCGACTTTAATTACGCATATGTTCGTGACCCCAAGGGTAAATATATCAGTATGACGGGAGAACGCCTCAGTAAAACGAGACGTTTCATTCGTGGAAATCCTAATGTATTTGAGAGCGATCTTCCAAAGGAAACTCGCGTACTAACTGATTTATATCTAAACGAAGATACCTCGTCTGAGGGAAATATCACATTATTCTTTGACATTGAGGTGTCAATGGAAAATGGCATTCCCAATACTGAGAATCCAAACAATGAAATTACATCGATTGCGTTATATGATCCTCTTGTAAAGAAGTATGAAGTCTTTGTGTTGGATAAACGCCAGTTGTATACTGACCGTGAATCGGACGAAGCAACCGTACACTTTTGTGCCGATGAGGTAGACCTACTCCATAAGTTTATTAATTCATATGAACAAATCTGTCCAACCATTATCAGTGGATGGAACAGTAACGGATTTGATGTGCCCTATCTGTATAATCGTATTCGTCAAGTATGTGGAAAAGGTACGGCAAATCGATTGAGTCCTATTGGTCGAGTAAAGTATTCTGAACGCATGGAACGATATAAAATTGCTGGCGTATCGTCGTTGGATTATTTGGACCTGTATAAGAAGTTCACATATACCCAACAACCCAACTATCGTCTTGATACGATTGGACGATTGGAAGTGGGTATGGGCAAGGTAGACTACGAAGGTTCTCTTGATGATTTGTTCCGAGATGATTTGGATAAATTCATTGAGTATAACTTACAGGACGTGCGCATTATTGTTGATCTAGATAAGAAACTGAATCTGATCGATTTGGTGCGTGGTATTTGTCACATTGGACATGTGCCGTATGAGGATTATGGTATGAGTTCCAGATTCCTTGAAGGAACTATCGTTACCTATCTACATCGTAAGGGAATTATCGTGACCGATAAACCAAAGGATAGCAAGGAAAAGATGGAGGCATTGGATCGTGGAGAAGAAGGGTTTGCGGGGGCATATGTTCAAGAACCTGTACCTGGATTGTATGATTGGATTTATTCATTGGACTTACAATCGCTATATCCATCGATTATTATGAGCCTCAATATCAGTCCAGAAACCAAGATTGCTAAGGTCTTGAACTTTGATATGGAAAAACATTTCCGTAAAGAAATTGTTGCCTATGTTGTACAAGAAATGGGTAATGATACGACGGTGGAATTGGAATATGACGCATTTGTTAATTTCCTAACAGAAAATAATCTTACGATTGCATCTAACGGTGTATTATACACTACGACTGCCAAAGGAATCATTCCAGAGGTATTAGAAGAATGGTTTGCCAAACGTGTAGAATATAAGAATCTTATGAAGAAGTATACAAATGAAGGTGATAAGGTCCAAGCAGCATATTACGACCAGCGTCAGCACATTCAGAAGATTTTCTTGAATTCATTGTATGGTGTGTTGGGATTGCCCGTATTCCGTTTCTATGACGTTGACAATGCTGCAGCAGTAACTTTGACGGGACAAGATGTAATTAAGACTACTGCAAAGTTTATCAATAAGAAGTATGAAAAGGCAACGGGTGAACAGAAAGATCATTGTGTATATGTTGACACTGACTCGGTATACTTCCCAGCAAAACCATTGTTTGTTGAAGGAAGTACAGATGACCTTACTTCTACGATTAATATTGCCTATGAAATGGAAAGTACGTTGAATACATTTTATAATTCTATGGCAAAGCGTATGTTCAATTGTGATAGTCATAAGTTCCACATTAAGGGAGAAAGTGTCGCCAAGACGGGATTCTGGGTCGCCAAGAAACGATATGCGTTGGATAAGGTATATGACTTGGAAACCCGCCAGAATGTCAGTAAACTCGTTGTAAAGGGATTGGATGTCGTAAGATCATCGTTTCCTAAAGCATTTCGGGAGTTCATGACACAAATGTTGAAGGATATTTTGGGTAGAGTAGATAAGCAAGAATTAGATGATAAGATTCTTGCGTTGAAAACATCTATTAAAACTCGTCATTATTTGGAAGTGGCACGAAATACTTCAGCAAATAATATTAGTCAATTTGCCGCAGGTGAGGGCGGCGGTGGTATTAATAGATTCAAGAAGGGAACTCCTGCACATATTAAGGCAGCAATTGTGTATAACAGATTGTTGACGCATTTCAATATTCAAACACGATATGAACCCATTGCCGATGGCGCAAAGATTAAATATGTGTATCTGAAGGATAATCCTTTGCACATTGATGCATTGGCAATTAAGGGATATCAAGACCCTCCGCAAATTGTGGATATGATTACGGAGTATATTGATACCGATGCGTTATTTGAAAATGAATTGCGGAATAAGTTGGATGACTTTTATACTGCTCTTAAGTGGGGAAATATCCCAACAGAAATTAACCAGAATGCGACTGACTTCTTTTCCTTCTAAATTAGACCAATACTTAATACCGTTGTTTAAGAGATATGCGTTAGATACCTTGCGTATATCTCTTGGTATTGTATTCTTTTGGTTTGGGTTCTTGAAGTTTTTCCCGAACGTATCTCCTGCCGAATCATTAGCAACTGATACTATTAATGTACTTACCTTTGGAATGATTCCATCGTATATTAGTATTAAAATACTTGCCGTCTGGGAAACATTGATTGGGATAGGATTTCTATGTAATATATTTCAACGCACTACCTTGTTCCTATTGTGGACGCAAATGATAGGAGCATGGATGCCATTAATCATTTTCCCAGAAAGAATGTTTATATACTTCCCATTTATATTAACATTAGAAGGTCAATATATATTGAAAAATATGGTATTAATTGCCGCTACCTTTGTACTAGGGGCATATGTTAAATCCAATAAATAATGTATAATACCCCTTGACTTTTTGGGTATGATTGATTATATTACTAGTATACCACAACCGAGGTCAAAATATGTGTAAATACTGTATGAAGTACTTCCAGATGTTGTCAGGCCGCTGTACGGCCTATTCCTATGGTGAATGTGATTGCCCGAAGTGTCAGGGCATGTGTTCCTGCAAATCTAACAACTAATATGAAAATCATTAAAAGTAGTGACCTGCTCATTTCTGAAAACAAGGCCGGTAACCGTAAGTTCTGGCGGTTGCATATCCTTCAAGACGATACCAATTTCTACACACAGACCGAATGGTATCAGTTGACCAAGACGGGCCGTGAAACCAAGAAGCAAACGTCTGAACCGTACTTTGCCGCACCAACAAACATTGGACGGGCAAACGAACGTAACAGTGAAGAACAGGCGTTCTTTGAGTTCGATGCTATTATCAAGAAGCAGTTGGATAAGGGATTCTATCGGGAAGGTGAGAAGGTAGATAGCTGGCCTATGCCGATGTTGGCGCACAAGTTCAAGGATCATATGAACAAGGTGGAATGGCCGTCCTATATTCAACCCAAGTTGAATGGTATGCGTATGTTGTTCAACGGTACAGAAGCACGGAGTCGGGG